CAGTAGAAGTAAAGGATGCTTCTTTTTTAACTGCTATTTTAGCAGCGTCTACTGTGTTTCCACTTGTATCTTCTAAATCAAATCTAAGAGAAGCTATACCTGTTGTGTCTGCAGCATCACTTTCGTTTCTAAGAACAAGAGCTACAAACTCACCATCAGTATCTTGAGTAGATAATACTGAAGCACCTGTTTGAGGTTTAAATTTTACATCTTCTCCAGAACTACCAAAGAAGTGAAAACCATTTACATTTATATTACCTGCTAATTGTGTAAGACCTTCAGCCGAAGCAATAGAATCATCTACATATACTTTTCTTGCAGCATCGCCATCTGCACTAGGAGCAGCAAGACCTGTAATAGAATTACTACCCATAGCTAAGTTACCACTCATAGTAGTACCTGCAAGTGTATCTATATTAGCTGTACCATTAATATGAATGTCTTTAAATTGTAAACTTGATGTACCTAAATCTACATCGTTGTCTGTAACAGGTTTAATAACACCATCAGCAAAAGTAACTTGAGCAGTTCCTCCTGCAGTAAATGACATTTCATCTGTACCTGAGAAGTATAGACCTTGATTTGTATCGCCTGTATTTGTAATTACTGGAGCAGAAGCTGATCCATCTGGTAAAGATAATACACCTGCGGATAATGTAGCACCTACATGTATTTCAAGAGTATCTACATAAGCAGTACCATCTATGTAAAGATCTTTAAACTCTAATGAGCTAGTACCTAAGTCAATGTCATTACTAGTTACTGGAACTATTGCACCATCTTGTATTCTTATTTGTTCTACAGCAGAAGAAGATACTTCAACAAAGAAACCGTGTCTATTATTAGTATTGTCAACAACAATTTTATTTAAAGCGTCAACATCCGCTAGTATACTTACATATGCTCCTTCAGTAGAAGAACCATCGTGATTATGGCCTCCACTAAATGCAAATGCTGCTAATACTGCGTCAAACTCACTATTGAGTGGGGCAGCTGTAATTGTTTCCCCATCTTGTATACTACTAGAACTCTGTCTCGCATATCCTGCCATTATCTTACTCCTGCCTCTCCAAATTGTACTGCAAACCCATGTATGGTATAAGGGTTAGCACTTGCTACTGTAACAAACTTAAACTGTATGGCATGTCCTGATCCTTGAACTGCCTGTCTTATGACTGGTTTTGTAGCACCACCATAAACAAATCCTGCTGTATTATAATTTGTTTCTGTATCTCTATATTCAGCATAACCACCTGTAGATTCTATAGTGTAATCATTAGGACTAGAATAATCTGAATCTAGCCAATCGTAGTCTGCTGTTACAATAAAATTATTATCACCTTCTGGTCTAGTAAATACAGTAACTTGAGAAAATGTTTTTCTTTTTTCTGTATTGCCAAAATCTAAAAATGGAGATACGTAAGTTGCATAAACATTTGTTCCTGCAAAAGTACCACCTTGTTCTTGTCTATAAACTTTGCCATCAAAGTCCCCATGAAGAACATACTCAGAGTCACCAATAAAACCACTAGTTGCACAAGATGCTTGAAACCCTCTTAACTCGCTAAATTCCCAACCTGTTCTTTGGTCTGATGTACGTAAGCCTCCTAAAAATCCAGATGTATTTATTGCTGTAAGAGAAGACTTACCAAACATATATCTGAATTGAGATTTTTCACGTATAACAGTACTACATAATTGTTCGTTTGTAAAGTTAATATCGTATAATCCTAATATTCGTTGAATCGGTTTTGATATAGTTGCTAACTCAATATCACCAATTCTTTCTGTTCCTTGTACTGTTCTTATTCCATCAGGTGCAAGAAATATAACATCACCGCCTATTTCTTGTACACTATCGCTTGCAACACACCCTACACTGTTAGATACTTCTTGTATTACAAAAGAATTAATACTGTCCCCAGATAATCTTCTTATATCGTTTTTACCAAATATATAAAGATTATCTCTAAATCTTTTTATAGCAGTAATGTCAAACCCAACATTAACACTACCTGCTCCGCCTGCTGCGGTAAAATTGCTATCGCTATTAGGTGCAGTAAATACTAATAACTGTGGAGACTGACTCATACCTCCAAAAAATATTCTATTTTTAAATGCTTCTGCAAAACTAGCATTCTCTACATCAGATGATCCATTAAGTTTTGTCCAAGTATTAGTAACTAATCTCATTGGATAATTAATACCATCTGTTAGTATTAAACTTTTATTTCCAGTTACAGAATGATTTAAACCTCGTATTCTGTTTACGTCAGCAAAGGCTTGACCTGCTGTTAAACTAGTGCTTGACCACCCTGATCCTGATACATATTTAAGAACATCATAATCTGTTCCTGATGCTTTTCTTCTTGCTGCATATATAAATTCATTATATATAAATAAGCCTAATATAGCACCTTGTCCTGCAGGAGTGTGATAAGTAGAGTCTAGAGCTGCGTATCCACTTATTCTTCTATATCCACCAAAAGGTGATACTTCAAAATTTACTAGTTTTGTTGCCGAGCCAGGCATATTATCACTTAAAGTAAGAAAATCTTCATTAGTATATAAGCCCCCTCTACAGGGTATTTTTAAAGTTTGAAGTCTATCAGTCATTTATTACACTAGAGACACGAGTGTCCCTCATCCTTATATAACGATTAATTAGTATTTGACGCATCTTATCTATACCATCTGTAACTAGTTTGTTACTTAAAGATGCTAACTCTACATTATCTCTCATCATATAAAGATGGTATACTGCACCATCTATTAGTACATTCTTAAACTGCGATGGTAATTCTGGAACATCTCCATGTAAATCAAGTTCGGTAGCTGTTTTAAAATATGTGTATTTTACTACATAAGCTTTGTCTGGTGTTGGGCTTACTCCTAGTTTATAATCTGGTGTTAAGTATACGTATCTAGGAGTATCATAATCTCCTGAATCTCTTTGTTCGTCTCTTTCCATATATCTATCTACGTATTCTTGGTAGGAAAGAGGTGTTAAATGTGTTTCTGCAACATTTAAGGTATCGTTTCTATCTATAAGTACAGTATCTAAATCTATGCTTAAAAACCCTGAAGTTAAAGCATACTCTTTAGTTCCTGCAGTTAATGTCTGACTTGTAGTAGCATAAGAAAAAGGCCACTCTTGTTCAGACATAAAAATATCTCGCTGTGCATTATTGACAGCATCTTTAGCTAAGGATTGTATTCCTGTAGCAGTAGGAAAAGTTGATGATGTTAATTCAACTTCATTCAACCTTCTTAAAACTTCGTTTGTTACTGTTAAGTATGTATATGCCATATATTAAATGTAGGAGAGGCAAGAAATACTCACCCCTCCTACTCCTAGAATAAATCTATACTAAGTCTCTAGCTACAACATCTCTTCCTGTTTGTTGAGAAGAAATATCTGCAAGAACCGCATAAACTCTAAGTACACCACTAACACAAGCTGTATCAGTTGCTGCAACTTTCACGTCAATAGTGTCTGCTGCTGTAATTAATGCAGTAAATGTATTAGCTGCTGCTGTGTTTATGATATTGCCTTGACCATTAGAACCTGCTGCAAGATAACCAGTTGATGAAACGTCTCCGCCATCAATAATGTCATCTCCTGCTGCAAAGTCAATATCTACAGTGGCAGAACCACCTGTAAATACTGTAGTGACTTCAGCACCTGCAGTAATAACAATAGTATTAGCAGGAACTTCTAATAATTGAAAAATGTCGCCACTAGCTACGTTGGCAAATGTGCCTTCCGCTACTAATTTTGCTACATCTAATTCTTTTTCAATTACATATGCTCCTCTACGATTACCTGGTAGAGTTGCTGTTGAGTCAGAACTAACGCCTGTAGTGGATTTAGCTGTTAAATCATATGTTGCCATGTTTTATCTCCCTTACGCTGCGTTATATTTAGCTGTCACAATGCCTTCAGGTCTAAGTATTTTCCTTCCGTACATCTGCATCCCTCTGACAATGTCAGCGAAAGATTCAGGATCACGATAAGATTCAACTTTATTGATCTGAGAAGCAGTTGCTACTGCTGAACTATGTCCTGCAACAAGTACGCCAAAGTTAGTATTTTGATTTGCTGAACCAGAGGTTGCAGAACCAGTACCAACTGAAGGTAAGTTACTTGAGACATATACATCAAAACCATGTAGATTTCCGATTGAAATACCATTTACAAGTCCACCTTTATCTGCGGTGTCATTGTTTAATAGTCTAGAATCTTCGTCTGATAATAGTTCCATGAATACAGGATCTACGACTAAGAAACGACCTGCTGTATCTACTTGTTGTACATTTAATAGTCTAGCCATTCTAGCAATTACTTGAAGCGGTGTTGCGGTAGCTGTTGCTACTGCTGTCGCTCCAGGCATTCTTACTGCTAGAGGGATAGAGTGGTCGCCTGCTGAAGAAGTTGTAATGTTTCCAAAAGAACCTTTGCTCAAAGTCATTGAGGATAATAATTCATTACTTCCTGCGGTGCTTACAGCTTTAGTTCCTGATACTGTGTCATTAGTAGTATCTGCAACTGTGTTTAAAGCTGATTGTTTAAAACCAGATAGGTAACCAAGAACTTCTTGATCGTATTGATCACGAAGTCTATAGCCTGCTCTATCTGATGCCATGCTTTCAAAATTTACATGAGAGTGAGCTTCCTCAATATCATCCATTTTAAAAGCAAAGTAGTTTGCCTGATCGACAGTTAGTGTAAAATCCTCATCGTCTAAGTCTTGTGGTGTGACTGTAGTACCACGAGAATATGCTTTAACTGTTATTTCTGGCTCTTTAATAATACGGACTGTATCACCAAAGTTTGCAATTTCTCCAAAGTAGTCATTGTTAGTAATTGATTCAGCAACTGAACTCTTACGAAAAGCTTGTTGAACCTTTTGACTGTAAATAACTGGAGAGAAATTACCATTAGGTAGGTTTGTATAACCTGACGCTACTTTAAAAGCCATCTGTTTCTCCTTTTTATATTAGAGGCCAACAAACGATAACTCTACAACGTAAGGGCTGATGCTGAAAATGGGTAGCTATAAATAGGACCATAACATCAGGTAGCCTGAGTGAATTTCGTTTGATATAGGTAGGGTGGGATAGATGTCAAATACATTTGACACTTTCGGCCTACTACGATTGTAGTATATGTTACATACATATACAAAAAATAGGTTTTGTCAACCTATTATTACTGTCTAGCTGCTCCACTAACATCATACTCAAAGTTTCCAGAACGAATTGCATTTGATATAGCTTCTTCGTTTGCGGAGTATTCTTGTGATGTCATCTTTGCAACTTGAGATTCTTTTATTATATCTGAAGATCCTGCATTATCAGAAGGGGTAGAACCACCTTTTGTTGTTACTGCTTTAGCAGCATCTGAGGACTTAGATTTTTTCTTAGTAGTAATTTTCATATCTGCTTTATATAAATCAATAGCACGAGACGCTGCTTTAGCATCTGTTTCATTATCATATAATGCTTTTTGAATATACTCAGGCTGTTCGTCAGCCCAATCATGAAACTTAGTATCGTTTCTAATATCTTCAAAATCAGGATGTAATCTTAATAAATCTGCTTCTGCTATTTGTTTTGCTGACTTTTGTTCTTTTACAGCAATAGATTCTAAACGCTCTTCAATAGAAGCATTCATTTCTTTTGATTTTTTAATAGCAATAGTTTCTATTATTCTTGCTACGTCTGGGTATTCAGCAGACCACGCATCTAATTCTTCATCTGTTTTAGGAAGTTTAATTTGTTTTTTAGTCGCTTCTGATAATTGTTTCTTAATTTTAGTAAGCTCTGCATCTTTTTCATCTGAAACTTTTTGAGCATGTCTTCTTAAATCACCATACCTTTTCTTAAATGATGCTTCCTCAGCATTAGCAGGTTCATCTGTAATAGACTCATTTGTTTCTTCTGTAGAACCTTCTCTTTCTTTTACAGCTTCTTCTGCAGCCAATTCTTGCATTGTAGGTTCTGCTCTAGAATATCTTACAGGTTTTTTCATAATTGTATCACCTGTGTCTTCATCTCTTTTTACTTGTACTTCTTCGTTTGACATTTATTTCTCCTTGTTGGGGCTACTTAGTTGCCTATTGCTAGGGGTTAGTAGGTAGCCATTAAACAGTGCTTATATAACTAGTGAATTAAAATTAAAACTATTATTTTTTTGCACTGGTGCTATCTTGTCATAGATAGGTAGTAATGCTGCAAGTTCTTCTCCTGTAACTGCAGCAAATTCTTTCTTTTGAAATCCTTCTAAAAGATTTCTTTCTTGATCTGTTAGTACTGCTTTAGTACCTGATCCTGCCATACCAGATTTGTATGTGGATAATGTATTAATTTTTTTTCTATATAAAGGTACATTATCGTATGTAGCATAACCTTCTCCTCCTGCAGCTTTATCTGCAAGAGCAAACATTACAACTACATTAGTATCGTCTTGTATGTCATTCATAAGATCTGTTACTGCATTTTCTCCACGATAACCTTTACCTACTTGTCCTTGACCACTTAATAGTTCATAATCAAGATCTTTTTTATGGTATTTATACATACCTAATTCATCATACCCATCAACGTAACCATAACGAATACCTCTAGTACTTCCTACATCTAAAAACAGTTCTCCACCTATATTTATTTCTAATGCTTGTTCCATAGAAGAAACATATGATCCAATACTAGCGGATAATTGAGTAACTGCGTCAATATTTTCATCGCTTCTTTTTTTAGTCCAAAAACCGCCTACTAATATATCAGACTCTTTATATTCAGGGTTATCAAAATTAATAGCTGCCTCTGCAACTTTATTAGAAGGAGGACCACTAAATGCTTCTACTAAGCCTGCAGCTATAGCTATTACAGCTAAAGGTCCTGCTGCTGCTGCTAACGCTGATCCCATAGCACCACTTCCAAGAGCACCTGCACCTCCTAAACCAAATACACCTGCATTTATCATACCTCCTACACCTGCACCTAATCCTGCTACATTAGCAACACTTGGTCCATTTTCTATAATATCATATAAAGAAAGAGCAGCACCTATAGTTGCAAGACCGCCTTTCCAACTAAATAATCCATCACCACTTGACACAGGAGTACCTACTGCATTACCTGATTCTAATTGAAGTTTTTGTGCATTGGTTATTTTTACATTTTGAGTTACACCATTTGCATCTTTAAATACTGCGTAATGTTCTGCTGTTCCTAAACCAGTAGTTCCACTACCAAAATCTGTTGTGATAACTGTAGCATTATCTGCAAATCTAGTAACTATTTCTGCGTTTGCAGGTATACCATTAAGCCATGAGTTAGCACCTATTACAGTACCGTCAGCTAAAGCTTTACCTACACTATCTGCACCACTTAGAGATGTAACTATATCCATAGTACCATCAGCTAACATAAGTTGTCCATTAACTATAGAAGATCCTGCTAAAGGTCCTGAGTTTAAAACTTCTGGTTTAAATCCTAAAAATCTTCCTGCAGGATCAAAAATATTTTCTTTACCCCACTTTAAAACTTTGTCTGTAATTTTTCCGTCAAGAAATAATTTATCTAGTGCTGCAATAGTTGTAACGCCTGATAATATTTTTTCTACTGAGCTAGGTCCTGAAGGAGGAGCTACATTAGTACGTGTTTTACCAAACTGTAC